CTGGTCCTCTTCCTGGCCTTCCTCGCCTTCCTCGGGTATTTCCTCCCCCTGCTCTTTTGCGGGGCTCTGTGCGCCATGTGCGCGGTCGTTGAACTGAGGCAGCATCGTGTTCATACTCTCTAATGCGTCGCTCTTTTCTCCGTTTACCGCCTCGATAGCGGCCTCGGCCTGCGCGCGGGTCTCTCCAAAGTACCACATGCGGAATTCGACTTTCCCGATAATACCGGAATTGAACAGCATTAGACGTTCCTGGGTCTGCTGATCGGTGTCTGTCAAAATGGAGTCGTCCCATTCAAATGACAACTCGTATTCGCCCTCTGGGGCCAGTTTGTAAATAGTCGCGTATTTATCCATTGCCCGCACAACGTCCCGCAAGCACCGTTCAAGGGCGGACTGATTGTCCGCAATCGTTGCATACGTGCGCTGGCGGAGGATCCGTAATTCTGTGGCCGTTCTGGCCTCCAGCGGGGCATCTGACAGGGTTCCACGGGACAGCCCGGACAAATCCTCAATCATCATGAGAAGCCTGTTCAAGCCGTTCAGAAGGGCCGTATCACGGATTGCCGGGGAGAATACGGAATAATGATCCTCGTCAAGGTTCACGCCACGGAAAAGCCGGTCATTCAGTTTCGGCATTTCATACTTGACTTCACCATAACCGGAACGTGCATCCGGTTTCTGTGGCCGCAGGGCCAGCGGGTCAACGTCAATGGCAAGCTCGGAACCTTCAAACTCCCACAAGAGGCGGGAATACTGCATATCCGCCTGTTTAATCACCTTGAGGGCCTTGTGGAATACTGAAATGCCCATCGGGGAATCAACATCCACGTTGTTAGCCGCCGCAACTTTGAACCACCCGAACATCTGCCCTTCCGTGTTGTGCAGTGTAGCTTTCGGCGGCAGTTCCGCCCACTGCTCCACGCTGGAGAGGGGAACCTCACTGCCCACCTGATCCTTGAATTTGGACTTGAATACCCGCTGTGTCACTTCCACATTGTCACCGTTGACTGTGTGGCGCTCCAGCCGGGTGTACGTGATCTCGCCGTCCTGATATACATCCCGGAATATCACGTCTTTCAGATCCCCGTTTTCATCGAATGCAACCGGGTAAAGGCTCCAGTCCATTGTCCAGCCGAAATAGATATGCCCGTCTTTAATGTTCGGGTAGGGTCGCACTGCCATACCGCCCGCCGCGCATCCCTGTTCCAGCTTCTTCCGCAATTCGGCTATCAGCTTTTCAAACTCCTCGCGCAAGTATACCGCGCGGGGGTTGTCAACCGCTTCCGGGGTTTCCTCGTCATCCGGGCCTTTTTCCGGGGTCTTGCCGGTAATGTTCCATTGCATTTCAAGGGTTACTTGTCGCGCAATCTCGGAGGATATCATGGCAGGGAGGTTCATGGACTTCACCGTGTCATCGTTCACCCACGGAGCCTGATTGCAATACGCCTGATACCATTCATCAAGCGCGTTAATCATTTCCGAGGACAGGGGCGTTTCTATGGTTTCCACCTGTTCAACGGTTCGCAACGGTAGCATCTTTCTGATCACCTGCCTTATCAAAGCAATAATTTTTGAAAACATGTTGCACCTCCGTTATTGCCCGCGCCGCTTCCACACGCGCTCCAGCGCGTAACGCACCGCGTCAATACTGTGGTTATTCGCGTCCGGGTATCCGCTGATCACGTCCCCGTCCGCCGTGCGGTCATACTCATAATGCGTAAATTCGCGGGTTGTTTCGGGGCAACGTTCGGGGTCTATTACAATCGCCTTGAGGGATTGTAGCCACTTGATACCATACCGCACACTGTCCGGGCCTTTGACAGCGGGGCGGCACATCGCGCCATAATCCCTGTAGTCAGATACCGACTTTGGCTCGGCGCTGTCCGCCGTGATCAAATCGGATCCGGTCACGCCCTTCTGGGTTTGCAGGGCTTCCCACGTTTCCCGGTTGCTCTGCTTGTTCGCCCTGTACTCATCAAAGATGTACAGGGTCAGCCGGGTTGCGTCATAATGGCACTTTGTCCAATGGAACGGGTCTGGATACCAGCCCCAGTCAATGCCCATGAAAATATGGTCAAAGGTTGCAATCTGCTGATCCGTAATCGGCTCAATTTTCAGATTGTCAAACACCTCGCCGCCTGTTCCGGTCACTTCCCCCAGATATTCATGCCGGTAGGCTTTGGGGTTAATCAGCGCAAGCTCCAATGCATCATTGAAAAACTGCTGTCCCAGCCATTCATCCGGCACGGTTCGATAATCGGACGAATGAACCAACGTGTCACGGTTAGGCCGCAACACTTCTTCATTCATGAAATTTGCCTGTGTTTCCGGGGGGTTGAATGACATGAAATTCCAGTACAGGGAGCCGCCGCGCCTTGCAGACTGCAAAACGGAACGGATCTCCTTCATACCGGAAAACTGGTCTGCTTCTTCAAACCACGTTATACCGAAATACCCTTTCGGGGCCTTGATAGACTTGATTTTCATAGGGTCATCAAGCCCGCGAAAGAGTATCACTTGCCCGGTTTCTATTCTCTTTATCTGCATTGGGGAAACGCGGCAAGTAAATTCATCATTCAAGCCCAGCTTATCAATGGCAAACTGCATCTGCCCGAACACACTGTCACGCAAGGTCTTTGCGGTTTTACGCACAATCAGGGCATTCACGTCCGGGTGTTCCAGCATCAGAATAGGGATAGCAAAACCGATGAAAGAAGACTTTAGGGAACCACGTCCGCCCTTTAGAATGTAGTTGGAATGTTCGTGATTCACCACATCTTCCAGCAATGGGTCATAGTTCGGGGCAATCAGATCTTCGATGAATACATCATTCATCCGTATCACCGTCCGGGTTGTTCAGCACTTCCGCAACCTTCCCGGCCACGGCTTCTCCGATCTGGTCAGCCGCTTCACCCGCCGCTTTCATTGCCTCGACCACCGCGAGCCTGTTCGCCGCCCGTGTAGCCGCATCCTCTTCGCTCTCGTCCTCGCGGGGCTTTTCTCCCCGGATGAGGTGTATCCGCACCCCACCGGAATGCTCCAGCGCGTCTGCATCTGCTGTCAGAGTCAATCCCTGCATCGCTTCTTTGATTGCATCTTCCACACCGGCCATCCTGCACAGCCAGTCACGGGCCTCTTTGTCACCGTTCAAGGCCATCAGCATCTGGGTGTACACAAGCTGTGCAATCAGGGGAGCGCCGTCTTCCTGTAGCTGTTCCGTGCTCTGCATCTTGAGAACGTCAATTGACTTGGCGCGGCCCTTGCTGTTGAGATTCAGCACCGCCCGCACCGCCGCGCGGATATCCGCGTTCCGCTTGCGTTTCTGATTCGTTGTTTCAGCGGATTTACGGCGGATCTCATACTCCTCCTCTGGGGTCAAAATGCCGGAGCCGAGGGGCTTTAGGTTCTTGTTCTGAGGACGTTCTTTCTTCTTTTCACCTTCCACACACCTCACCTCCCATCATGCCAAAAATACAAACGGGACAGGGCTTGCGTTGCCCTGTCCCGCTGTTTGGTCTGTGTGGTTATTTGGTCTTCTTGGGGGTCTGTTTCTTCTTCTTCGCCGGAGCCTTTCTCCGCGCGGGAGCGTTTCCGTCATTCTGTGCCGCTAACGCTTCCGCAAATGCTTTCGCCGCACCCTTGGGAATCTGGAGCTCCTTGTAGGTCTTAGCATCGGCCATAATCAGCACCTCCTCTTGTGCCTGTACCATCATATCACTTGCATATTGCATTGTCAAGTTTTTAGTTTACTTGCGATAAACAAGCGCGGAACGGTCAATAACATTGTAATATGTGCTGGAGTCATTCGTACCGTCATAAATGACGTTATAGCCCATCGCCAGCGCCCATATGCTCATGTTGTTACCACGGAATTTACTGCCACTGCTGACATATCCGCCCACCGCACGTGCAAATTTGGGATGCGTCTTTGCAAATGCCGCCGCTTGACGTGCAAGCTGTGTATCCGATATCACCCGTGCTGTTGCGGGGTTCAACACCGCATTGACTGTCAAACTGCCATAACCGGTATTTGCACCGCCCGTCTGAGCGAAATAGGTTCCGGCTCCATACGCCTGTCCGCCGTGTTTGCCGCCGATATAATTAAACTTACTGTACATCATCATATCCGCAACATTCTGCGCCGAATAGGAAAAATTAACGCCCATAGCGTTAAACTGAATCGGCTTAACGCTACGAGCGAGAATCTGTGCCTGTGAAATATTATTGTCCTGCATAAACTGCTGGAAAGACGCACTATCCAGCACCTGTGGCAAGGCATTCAACCCGGCCTGATAGACAAACTTCTGCGTTGGATCATCCGCGTCCGCAAGATGGTTCGGCATAATGGCGTTTTTAGAATCATTGACCAACTGCGCCAGATCATCGTCACTCATCTGTGACAGATTCGTCAATGCGCCGGGTTGTACCGGCGTATTCTGATCATTTGGGGTCTGATTCGCATTCGGCGGGTTCACCGGAGTCTGCGGCTGGAGCGGAGGCGGATTGCTCTGCGGTGTAGCTTGTCTCTGCGGAGGCGCTGGTGTGGCTGGCCGCGTTACTCCGCTATTGTGGGTCTTGTTGGAGGCCATCCGTCATCACCTCTTCTTTGTGGCGGGCTTCTTCGCTTTCTTGCCAGCGGACAATTCCTTGTTCAACGCGGCAATATCGGCTTTCTGCGCCGCCGTCAAGGGGCCAGCTTTAATACCGTACCCTTTGGAAGTCCAGCGGTCTGTTCCATCCAGACGGTCTTTCTTCGTCTTCGTTGCCATGCTTGCTCCTCCTTATCCGAGTTCAATAACAATCGTGATCTGTCTCCGGTTGCGGCTTCCGGGAGGGGATCCTTCCGCGCGGGCATTCGCCACCGGGGACACCTTCAATCCCACAACCTTCTGTGACTGTTTCGGGGCCGCGATAATCTCACCCAAACGGCCACCGGGGCCGTCACCGGGCATAAACGCCTGTGCGCTTGCCTTTGCCCTGTATTCAATCCGCACTTCACGGGTTGTAAAGGTCGAGGGGTCTTGCGCGTTTTTGAAATTGTTGTAGGACGCTGACAGAAACTTATTTTCTGTGAACGTCTTACCCACAAGCGCACGTTGCAACTGAGCCTCCGTCATGTTGGTAGTTCTGCCGTTGATACCAAACTGCGATAACAGACGGTCAACAAAACTGCCGTGATCGTAACGCTGGAGATTCAGATTATAACCGAGATTGTGCATTGCGTCCATAAGTCCGTCCCTCGTTGCTTGATGTGTCGGGGACATGGGCAAGTTATTCATCATTTCCCAGTTCATGTTCTGAGAAGGGGAGTGCACACCGTCACCGCCGTACATTGTCGGTTCCGGGCTTGCCACCAGATAGTTCTGCCGTGCCACTTCCGAGTCAATACCGAATTGCTGTCTCTGGAAATACCCACGCCCGTTGTACAGGTCATGATAATCCGCGTCATCGTGATCCGCAAACTGTCCATTGTTGGCTTGCTGTGCCTGTTGCGCTGTTGGCACAACTTGCTGGGGCTGGGCTTGCTGAATCGGAATATTTGTGGGCTGTGGAGGCGCGGCAGGGTTTACAACCGCCCTCTGTGCTGTGGTGTTACGCGGATTTGTAACACCGCTTCCACGTGATTTATTTGAGGCCATTTTCTTTGATCCTCCTCTTGATCTGACTTGTCATCGTGTCAATCTGACAGATAATGTTTCCCTTCATCCCGTCAAACACGCGGCCATGTACAATGATCCCGGAGGGGTTCAGCCTGTCCAGCATTTCATTGTAGCCGGTCATGAATGACGTGCTCCGTTCATCGGACATTGCACTCCCGTCTGTGGATACCGAGACAATACTGTCTGTGGGGAATCCATCAAAACAGTATTCAAACGTGTCCGGGGCTCCCCACATGATTGTGGGAATCACCGTCATGCCGTAACACTGCCAATAACAGGCCAGCCACATGTTCCGGTAAACGTTCCAGATTTTCGCCGCTTTCGGGAAATCGCTGTAAACGGAAAAATCCGGGGACATAACCGCCGCATAGCTTTTCAAGAGGGGGATGTATCGTTCCGGGTCTGCCCACAACCGCTGGAATTGATAATCATCAAGATAAAAATGCAATCCGGTTTCCGCGCGTTCCTCTTTGTCCGTGCCACGGGCAAAATTGAAACTGATCCAGTTCTTCACCGCGCATTCAGTCACGGGGAGCATTTTCGGAATATCGTATTTTCCGGCCCGGTTGATAAACGTTGCCAACTGGAGGTTTTCCCAGTTGCGCGTCCGCTTGTATAGTTCGCTACTCGTTGCCATGCGCCGCGCGTCCGCCTTTCATAATAGTGCAGGAGGGCATAAATAAAGCGCTCAAGCCGTCCTGCCCACAACGGCTCAAGCGCTACGAAACCGGCATAAAAAAGGGATACCCTGACGCGGCAAGGAGGTGTAAGAATCCGCGCCCAGCCTGTTTGGGTATCCATCCGTTTTCGCGAGTCTATCATAAATGATAGGCCCACTCTGAATCAAGGGGACAAACAGGGACACTTTTTCACCGCCTCACTTTCACACTGTTTCACTTCATCCGTTCAATGCTTCCGAATGTACCGGTAACACGCCTTTCTCACTGTTTCGGGCAAATATCCCGCGCCGATACTCGCGGCCACCTGTTCCCACGGTAAACCGTTCACAAAACGCAACGTGAATATCTGGCGCAAATGGGAATCATCCACCGTTCCGATATACTGCTCCAGCCGGTCACGTTCAAGGATAATCAAGGTCTGTCTGGCGCTGATCCTTGCGGTCAGGTTCACAAGCGCATCATGCTTCTTACTTAGCGCCGCTTCCAGCTTCATGATATGCTCCACCGTGTTTTCAACGGGGCTGTGTACGTCTGATCCATGCGGCAATCCGTCAAGGTTCGGGGACGCTAAACCGTCCATGTTTCGCCGGAGATCTTTAAGCTCCATCGTATCCCGTTCTATGTGCGCTTCAAGGTCTGCAAG